CCAGCGTGATGGCATTCTAAACGCTGAAGATGCAAAAGAAAAGGCAAGACAAGAAAAGAGTGCAGCCGATGCAAAGACAGCGGCAGAAAAAGAAGCAGCAGATAAAAAAGCCATAACTGATAAAGCCACAGCGGATAGGTTAAAAGCTGAACAGGAAGTAAGTGATTTAGTCAATAAACTATACGAAGAAAACGTAAAAGAGTTTGAAAAGGCTGAACAAGCTAAACTAGATGCTGCAAAGAAAGCTGCTGAAGAAGAAGAAGCTTTAAGACTTAAAGCTATTGCAGATGAACAAGCGGTAAAAGAAGCAAAGATTCAACTTGCTACCAGTACACTTAGTGCATTGTCTAATATCACTGCGCTATTTGGTAAGAACAATGAGAAAGTAGCAAAGCGTGCATTCCAAATTCAAAAAGCAATTAGTATTGCACAGGCCACTATTAGCACCTATTGTGTTAAGCGTAGTAATTGCGCTGGCAATGGCAAGACCACCAACCTTTTCAAGTGTAAAATGATGAATAGAAGTTTCACTTGCGCCTGTTGCATCTTTTATGGTTACATTCCAAAAGCAACTCCACAGCGTATCATCGGGCATGTTGATGTATTCACCTGCTACACCTTCAATGTCTAAATTTTCAACTTGACCTGTGGTTGTAATTGTTGGATAGCTTTGCAGCACAAAGATTCCAAACTGCGCCCATCCGTAGTAAGTTGAAAGTGTGTTGCCATCACGATAGCCGCCACCTACGTGCAAGCCCGGTAGATTAACTTCGACATTCCTGCCTAACAAATTACTGCCTTGCACATTCTTAGTTAAGGACAAATCTTGTCCAACCATTAGCATACTACTATTTCCACCTTCAATGGCTAACTTAGTTCCATTAATTACCGAATTCGATATATTACTCAAAGCTTGAACAGAAGCATTAACAGGTTGCCCATTTCCATTTGATACAATCGAATTGCGAAACTGACCACCGTTGTTAAATGCCCAGCATACACCGTTTACTTCATCCCAAAAATATCCATAACGTGAGCAGCAATCTTCTGTCGATTCTACAGGATCACCTTCACCATCAACAAATGTTACTTCACCGTTGGCAGTTACACTATCAGGTGTAGAAGAACAGTCATTAATTTGATCAAGGAATTTGATAAGCTTAACCTTCGTGCTTTCGTTGTAACCTACTTTGTAATCCGTTATTTCAAGTATGCGCCAATAGCTGTCCTGAATCCATATCTTATCTGCAAACGAGAATGTGAGTATATCCTTCAAGTCAAGCGCAAAGAATGCTTCCATTATTCTACCTTCAGGCGAGTAAATCTCATTCATGTAATTGCGCCAATACAAGTTAAATAGGTTATTGTATGGGTTGGCTGTTACTGTTTGAACGTGCGGTGGCACTTCAGGAGCCCAGTTCAAATCGTAATCATCTATATTTGGATATGTATGGCTGTAGTGATTTAAAACAGGAACAGCCGTAGTTGGTGTTGCACTATTTGTTACTTCATTAAATAAATTAATTTGTTCGGTATTTGCGTTATACAAGCAGCGCGGTCCTGGTGCAACAAATTCTAACTGCTCATTGTAGAAGCATTGAATAGGTGTTCCTGTATTAGGTATCAATGCAGCAGGTGCGCTGCGTGTTACAAGTTGAATCTTTTGGTCGCCTATTACAAAATCACTTGGAGCAGTTGATGGATTGATTGTATAACCTTCTGCTTTATAGTCACCATAAACACGATTAGCATCTTTGTATAGTTTGCTGTATGCATCTTCACCAGCAGTGTAGGTAAATTGAAACGTTGCCTTTTGCACATCTACAGTGCTGCCCAACATAACATCTTTAGATATGTCAAGCTTGCCTGTCCAGTCTAATACATCACCTGTACCTAAATAGTTATTTTGTGGAATAATTGCAATTTGATTCGGTACGATACGACTGGGTACGATTGCGCAGTTGTGCATCTTAATCACATCATTCACAAAATCTATTTGGCGCATATCAGGCGCGTTCAATGGATATGAAATGATTTGGTTTGAGCTTATGGTTGCGCTATTAATACCAATGATTGAAGCCGTTTGCGCTCCAGTGCCTGCTGAAATTTCTACAGTTACAAGTGGATCAAAACCTATTTGGGTATTATTGTCAAATTCGAAATTTACATAGGTAAATTCAAAATAGACAATATCACCCGGAAGCAAATTCAATGTCAGCGTTCTATTTAAAGTACCTGTTCCTGTTCCACTAAGTCCTATTTGATAAGATAATGGAGTCAATGAATCATTAAGAAGAACGTTGCCGCCACGAATCACCCAATATCTTGGGTCAATACGTGTCCAATAGGTAGGAAATCCTGCTCCAGCTGTTGTAAAAACTAAGTTGAGAAAAAATGTAAATTCACCACCTGCTGATGCTGTCCAGTAACCAAGCGTATTATTGAATGCATTATCATTATCAAATACTTCTGTCATGTTGGTCATGGTAGGATTTCCTGACCACGCACCATAAGGAACGTTTACATCCGTTGGTGGATATGCTGCAAAGAAGTATTGATTGCTTCCACCTTCATTAATTATTTGTGGTGTATTAGAGAAAGGCATCCAATAATCATTGAGGATGTTTTCAAGTGATGAAGCAACAAGGTCAAATCCTGCTTCTGTTACGATGTTGCGTAGTAGAAACCACCAACTAACTGCAGGTGTTAAATCAGAAGGAAAAATAGGTGCATTTGTATTTCTTATCGGTCTTGAACCTGCACTGTTATCGTTGCTCCACTTTTGCCCACGATCACAAAGCGACCAAATGCGGTCGGCTGTTTCCGTTGTTACGTTTGCATAGGTTACCGCTTCATTCAAATCAGCAAGCGCAGCAATATCACTTAACTTCTTTTCACCAATGGTGCGAACAAGGTCAGGTGTTTCAGCATAAAAAGCTACTTCGACTTCGTTAAGTTTGCCCATCTGCTTATACACCTTGCGCACACGCAAGTAACCTGTGGCAATAGGTAGGGTATCAACGCGGATTTCAGCAGGCAATTTGTAAAAGAAGTAGTTCTCCGCGCCTTGCTCCACGTTATTGTCGAATAACGCCCCTAATGCTTCCTTATTCGTTTCGCTAAATGGTAATCTAAATTCGCGACTGAATGCGCCCTGCGCTGTGAAGTTGGATAAGTCTTGGAACTTCCAGTTTTGCGATATGCTTTCGTTTTCGTATAGGTCAAGATAAGTATCTGCAACGATAAGTGTATATGTGTAAATCGAAGTACCACTATCGGAAACATTCGAAGTAAATGGTTGGTCTACTGTTATTTCACCTGTTAGCGTATCATACGCAATCACATAGCGTGTAAACAAAACAACTTCAGGAGAAACATTTTGGTCAACAATTTCAATCTTGCTTCCGATTGTATATGTAGCTTCTGCTCCCGGTGAACCAAAACAAAAACTATCACCCGAAACAATAGACGCAGCTAATCCATCTGTTGCGGTTACGGTAGCTGATAACTGCTCGCTCCTTACTATTAATTGTACTTCTCCGTTCATGTTATGTCCAGTATTCGTTTGCCATTCTTACTTTCAAAGATAGGTTGTAAAGCTTGCCGTCGCGTGTCTTACGTTCGGTGTATGTGGTATCGTCTAAGTTCACAGGCAGGGCAATGTTCTCACCGTTGCGCTGTGTTATCCAAACAACCTGATTGCTCACCAATAATGAGCGAAGGAACAGAAACTCACCTTCCTGAATATAGTCGCTGGTTACTGTCAATACTTGCTGCACTAAGTTCCTACGTTCAAACAATCCGCGATCGTCTTTGCTGAACACACTTGTTGTACTATTGAACAACACTTTGCGGTACTTCTTGCGCTCAATCTCATCATTCATTTCCGACTTCTTTATGAAGTTGAAATAATCCCATCCACCGCGGCTATTCACCCATCCTAAACGAATCACATCATTTTGACAATCCTTCTGCCCATAGTAAGCAGCATTGTAGAATCGGTACTTCACACTTGACTGCGTACCACTTGTACGTGCAAACACTTCGTAATATCTCCAACCTGGATTGTCGTTTTCATTTGGTCTAATGTTGAATGCACCTGTCCAGTCATTCAAGTTGGCTGGATAAACAGGCAAAGCTTCAATATCGTAACCATTTAGTGATAGCGTTTCGGTAAGTGTTGTTCCATTGGCTTTGACTAAATTAATGCGCACATTGTCCACAAGATTGTTGTACATATAGGTTGAGTTGCCCGGTATGCTCAATGTTCCATAGTCGGTTTCGTATGAAGGAATCCACACGATATTTTGCGCTGTTGGATTGCCTGCTCCCCAAGTCGGTGCTAAATACCATGAATGCGTGCCATACTTGCGGTCACTCATGCCGTAGTTAAAGCTTACCTGCAGCACATACTTAATATCATCAACACCGATTTCAGGATTTGGCTTATATCCATCGAATACTTGATAGTAAGCATTGATTACAATGCGTCCACTCATAGTTACTTCGCTGCCTTCATTTTCAGTAAGAACACCACCAACTAACCACCATTCGGTGATTGATGCGCTAAGCGAATACTTGCTTAAATCGTCAATGGTGTTATCTGTTGCAAAGTGTTGCTGTTGGTTGCGTAAGTCATCGACAAGTGGTGCAATGTCAAAGTACATGTTATTGTCGGGAGCAGGTGACAAATAGAACGTGTACGTTTTAGCATCAACAGTAATGTTCAAGCCATAGCGAAAACCTTGCTGCGCTACTTCTGTGCTTGATGCAATCAGCATAATCTTTTGACCACGCACTACCCAGTTGAAGGGTTCATCTACGATTGTTAATGCCATTTATCTTTTGTTTAAGAGTAATCGATTTTCTACGGATTTGATATAAGCATCCATTAGCTTGTCTTTGTATTCATCCCATGTGTCGTCTATTGCTTCCTGATAGTAGTTGATACCTTCGATACCTTTTGCGCCTATGCTTTTTGATATGGCAATGGCTGCGCTTTTGATTGCGCTCTCTGTTGATTTAATGAATGCGCCCTGTTTGTTGCGAAGCTTTAGCGGTTTCATTCGAATCCACTTCATGATATCTTCGTATGGTGGGCGTTTCGTTGGATCACCCGGATAAGGTCTACGCCCATATTCAATAACATCTGCATATTTACCAGCATCACCTTTCACAGTGAAGTCAATGGTGGGTTTGCCATAACGAATGCGCAGCTTATATGTTAATGAACGAAGCAAGTTACCTGAAGCAACACGATTAACAACCTTGCCACGCACACGTCGTTTGATACGCAGGTTTGATTGCGCACGCTCGATAACCGTTGCGGCATACTCATTCAACATATCTTCAAATTCACTTGCCATTAAACGAGCGTTATGTTTAGATGTGATGCAGCCAGCACATAAGCTTCTTCATTCGAATCGCCACTACTTCCCCAGTTTAAGTATTCCTGCCCTGTAAATTGTATTTGCCCTTCGTAAATAGGCATACCATCCACATCAAGGAGTTTATATATCAATGCGGCTTGTGTAGCTAAATCGTCATAGCTGATATAAAGATTAAGCATAGTAGCTGTCTTTGTATCGCCGTTGCTCCAAATGTCTAAGGGTTGAATGTTTCTCATCGAATTATAGTTATTACATTTCCATTGGTTGTTGCCGATGCTGTAGTAGCTCCATTAACTGCAACAAATACTAAATATTGATCAACTGTAGTGTTTACAGTGAGATTGCCAAACGCGAAGTTACCTGGCGTATATGCAGACACACCTGTATTTGGTAGGTATTTAAGATTGCCTGAACTACCTGCTGCAGTTATCATCCAGTTACGCTCAAACAAAGCCGCTTGGTTTGCTGCCGCTGCCCATTGACCTATGATTGTGCCACCTCCGGGTATTGCTGCCGATGTGTTTATATATACGTTAAAGTTAGTACCACCTGTTCCGGTAGTACGGCAGAACAACCGCGATGTTATCCAGTCATTTGCTTGCAATGTATTAGCAGGAATCAATACACTAAAGGCAATAGTTGGTGTTGTAGTACCTGTAATTGCCGAAGTATCAGCAAAGTTTTTATTTAAAATGATTTGATTTGCTATACCTAAATCCGATATGACTTGTGAAGGTGTGCGAGCAGTAACGGTATTATCTGCATTCACACGAATAAAACTAACAGCACTTGGATTTGTAAGCTTAACTACATTTTGACCAACAGTTGTTGCATCTGTTATCTGCGCTGCTGTTAATTGACGTAAGCGGTAAAGTGATGTACTTGAATCGTAGTACATGTAGTCGTTATTCGCAGGTGCTGTAGCTACTACGTTATGCAGTTCATCTAACTCATAACCATTCTGCACACGCACGTACATTCGACCAGCGTTGCCCGGACTCGCTGTAGTAACAAAGCCAAGATACACCAAGTGATTTGGTGCGTATGGCTTTACGTTAGTTATGCTTCCTGCCGTTGCTCCTAAATAGATTGGATCACCATCGGCAAAAGTCGATGTAGGCAACGTGCTAAGATTGTCAAGCTGCCCTGAAATAATGATAATTCCCTTTTGATTTGGTGCTATCGATGTGTTTACTACTATACCAACAGTCTGCGCTGAAGTGGCATCACTTGAATTATTAGCAAGCTTAACAGTCAATCGGTCACCTGTGCCACCAAAAGCATAGACTGGCTGTCCTTTGGTTATGGTTGTAACTGATTCTGCATTCGTTACATAGGCAAACAAGCTATTAGATGAAGTGCCTATACATTGGAAACCTGAAGTAGTTGAATTGTAGATGCAAAGCATTTCTGCACCATCCCAAATATCCCCACCTATGAGCAGACCATCATTGTTTCGGTATAGTGGAATAGCACCTTGACCATTGATGTTAAGTGTACATCCTGAAGTGTTACCATTCGGGAAGCGTATAAGGTATGCATCTCCATCGGCGTATGCACCTGCACCTGCTATGGTAACTGTGTAGGTGTCAGTTCCTGAAGCTGTGCCATGCAATATACCACCACCTGTCGAAGGTGTGGTAGCTATCCAGTCTCCTAATAACGTGTTGTAAGTTAGAACCTGCCCATTAGTAACACCTGCTACGTTTACATCAGCTAAATCATCAAGGTTCGTTGGTATGTATGGCTGATTGATTAAGTCGTTGTAATCGCCTGATGTAGCAACTGTGGCAAGTGTTGGCTTGTTAAGGATTTCCGCAACACCACTCACAGCATCCCAATCACTATTGACCTGCGCTGCAGGAATGGTTGGCTTGTTCAGTATTTGGTAATCTCCACTCGTTGCGTTCCAGTCCACAGGTGTTTGACGCAAACGGTAACCAACAGCTTGCAAAGTCCAGTACGTTGGATTCGTTGGATTGATTCCATCGTTGTTTGCTATGCATCGATACACGCTGCCGTTGTACCATACCCTGTCACCTATTTGGTATGGATTGCCTTGCGCTGTAGTGTGGTTTGCATTCCATTCGGTGCTAACATATTCTCCACTACCACCACCCCCACCTGCTGCATCTATCGTAACACTACCATCTCCGTTGTCTGTGATGGTTACGTTCGTGCCTTCTACTAAATCAAGGATGTTTTGCACAGCATTATCTACACCATTGGTGCGAAGTGTCAAGCCGTAACCTGTTCCGCTTCCACCACTTGATGAACCGCCTACACTCCACACTGCGGGTATATCACACGCACTCCAATCCCATGGCACTTCAAGTGTCAAAGTGAAAGCAATACCAGTTACCGTGTTTTTATATTCTTCAATGAATGGTTCAAACGTTGGAATGTTTACGAGCTGTACATCGAAACCGAATAGTTCTAAGCCATTGCGTACTTCAGCTATTAAGTCTTGACCTAAACGAATGCAATCGCTTATCACTTCGCGCTGATATTCTGCCTTGTATTCTTTGTCGCGTGGTATATCAGCAAACATGACTAAGAAACCAAACTGCATACCGCCCTGAATCGGTGTGATAGTATCAGGTGTTACGTGCATGAATGGGTATTGATCATCTTGCAACTGGTCTGCAAGGTCAATCTGCCCATGTGTGAAACGCTTAATCAAAAAGTGACCAGCAGCGAAAGCTTCAAGTCGATTGATAAGTACATTGTAGCTGTAGTTGTAGCTATTCATTATCTATTGCGTTTTTTCATTTCCATTTTTTGCACATAAACGTAATCTGCTAAATACGTTAAGTGCGTAAACACTTCATAACACCTGCGCTCCGTAACTGCATCAAACTTCGTTATATCCCTATCGGCTAAGCTTTCAATAATATGGAACCAACCGTACACACCTAATCCATCAGGGGTTGCTGTTCCTTCATCTCCTTCACTATCTCCGTTATCTCCTTTGCCAAATAAACGAGGGAATCGTTGTATAGTTCGATTTCTAAACTCGAAAAAAAAAGCAGCGTATTCAACACATGGTCTAAAGTCAATTCGCCTATGGCATCTTCATAAGTGCGTTTGTCATTGGTAGCGTATGGCTCGATGTCGTAATACTTCCCAAACTTTGCTTTGATAGGTCGGTATAAGATGCACATCATTTTATGGGCAGCTTCGCCCATGATCACACCATCTTTGTAAATATCACCGCACACGCTATCCAAGTCCACATATTCGCCAAACGTCATTGAACTTAAATCAGGCACAAAGCCAAGCTCATACACACCGATGCGCACCTTGCGTTCGAATTCACCGCTGCTTAAGCGAATGGCTGCTTCAAACCGCTCAATGATTTCATCTATCACATGCACCTGAAGCAGGCGAATGCTTTCGCTGCTTTTACCAGTAATCACACGAACCTGCTCAATCTTATCGACTGCATTTTGATAGTCGATGTATTGATTCAGGGTAATGCCTTTTGCGTTAGCTGCTATGCTAAAATTTAATTTCATGCTCTGTTGTATTGTAGTTTTTGCTTCCTTTTTGTTACAAGTCCGAATGCACGTTGATTACAACCGGTGCTTTTTGGTCACCAGCTACGGTAACACGTGCTTGTTTGGGTTTGAAATATTCAAGTACATCCAGCGTAAGTGCTGAAGCCTTAAACTTCAAATCTTCATCGCGTGAATCCATGCACTCATTTATAAATTCAGCAACCTTTGGTAAAGCTTCAGCTACAAAGGTGCGACCGAATTCCTCCCATTCAAGTGTCTTCTTATTAAGACTCCCTAATGGTCTACCATTCGGGTTGTTGGTCATTCCTTTTTGTAAGCCCATATTTGTTATTTTGATGTTTACAAGTTACTTAGCATCATACTGCGCAATGCAGACAGCTATGCGCTGTTGTGCATCGGGAAATTCACTTTGCACCTTTGCATCACTCATGCAGCGTGCGATAAATTCGTTCTTTTCTTCATTGGAATAAAATACCCACCACTACACACAAGGGCTACCCAGCGCACGAAAGTGCTAATGGCAATGCGGTAGTGATGGGATTTAAAATGTTTTTCATACTGAGTAGCGTTGCAAAGATAATCAAAATATCTCTACTTCCAAATTGCTGTTGCAATCATAAATCCGATTACAGCACCAATAGCCATGATTAATAGCATCTTGCTGTTACTATTGTCACATTCAGCTTCATGCACGATCGTTGTTGGTGTGGATGCAGGTGCTTTTCGTACGGGTGCAATAGTCATTTGCTGCATAGCAGCTTTATTTTGCGCTTGGTC